GGTTATGAAACACTATGTGCCACACAGGCTTCCGCATACGCCGGGACCATGGACCACAAGATGGGTGGGTAACAGCATATATATCAAAGCGCAGGACACAGACCGGGACGTTTCCGTCTGTCGGGTGATGAGCCACAGGACAGAGAATAATCTGAGCATCATACTGGCCGCGCCAGAGATGCTGGCGGCATTGGAAGCCATCGCGCTCGCCCATAACAGCGGAGACAAGGACCGATTGGATATCGAAATCCATAAAGCAGTGGACGTTTTGTGCAACGCGAAGGGGGTTTGACATGATCGACTATAGCATGACAATAACAGACGATGATGGGGACAGCGTCACGCTATCCCATGACTTCGATGCGCCCAGCCTTCTGATGCTGGAGGCGACCGGCCTGATTGTGTCTGATGAGTTTACGACACCCAAAACCGTCATGGTCACGCTTACCATGGCTCACATTCGCGCTCTGACCAGATTTCTGGACATGGCCTACGGGGATCACCTGTTAACCAAGCATGAAATGGAGAAAGCAAATGACTGAGGAATCAAACTGGAAATTGGTCACTTCTAGCAAACGGGGCTTTGCTGGCATGACCCCTGAAAAGCGCAAAGAGATCGCGACCAAAGGGGGCAAGTCTGTCCCTAAGGAAAAGCGCGCCTATTCGGTCAACAGAGATCTGGCAGCAAAGTCTGGTGCAAAGGGTGGCAAAGCAGTGCGCCCAAGCAAGCGGTCCTTCAGCATGGATCCAGAGTTGGCGTCCCGCGCTGGCAAGATTGGTGGCTCTAAGGGCGGGAGATGGAAATGAGCAATATCGCACAAGAACTACGCGAGTCAGCTAAGGCGACCTTCTATGATCCACTCAAGTCGGATCTAAACAGGGCTGCTGACTGCATCGAAAAGCTGGCAGCGGCGCTGTGGAGGATCTCAATTCATCCTGACCCATACTTATACAGCGATGAAATGGCGAAGATTGCTCGTGAAGCATTGGGTGAGACATGCTCAGACTAGCTGGCGCGGTTCTCTATTTCACCCTATTTGGCGCATTCATACTGTTCGCGGCCTTCTTCACCCCGCCAAGACATAAGGGACATAATTAGGCGCTCTGGTAATGCGTTGCGCCTATGGGGCGGCACCGGGATTGACTCCTCCGGTGTCGCCTTTTTTATTCGCCGGAATAATTCGCAAAATCGCGGCGATTTAATTTCCGGCGATTTATTTGACTAACCGCAGGAAACTCGCCCCGTTTTGACTCCGAGTTTTATGTAGATGGTCGTTCCAGTCATCGCCTTGTAGGGGCGGAATCGCCACTACAGCGCGCCGCTTGTATTGGACCTCAAGCCTGTTTGCGAGATGGTAAGCCTTTGATTGTCCAGTGAAATTTGCATCATTGTCGCCAAAAACCGTAATCTGCTCAGCCCTGGCGGGGGGTATCCATTTGGACAAAAGCGTCCCATTCACACAGGCCCAAACCGGCATGTCGAACATGATGGCGGCGCTGATGGCGGTCTCCACCCCCTCCGCGACACCCATCACAGCCTTCTCTGGACCCAGCCGGATCGCACACCCATCAGGGAGCTTTCCCTTCATCACCCGCTTTGCTACGTCCAAGTTGGCTTTCTGACCATCGGGGGTGAGCATGGTCAGATGCAAGTTTACGGCTCTTTCACCTGCATGATCCACGATCTTGCAGACCATGACCGGAGTCTGACCCCAGAATGCCTCACGGATCGCCTGAGAAGGCCACAGACAGCCCACACGGGCCTCTAAGTAGGTATCGGTGGGTCCACCCACTGCGGGCGTCCTAGACCCATCCCAGACGCTTTTCATTTTCTCCCGTTGGCGCATCTCCTCAACGTCGCCAGTTGGCCCGCGATAGTCATTGCTGTGCCCAAGCATATCTTCCACCTGACGCGCTAGCTGAGCGAACGTCTGGCCGGTGACGCGCCCGGCAAGCCTGAATCCGTCCCCGCCACCGCATTGCGAACAGATGTAGCCACCTTCTCCATGCTGGTCATCCCAGCGGAAGCGATCATCCCCGCCACAGATGGGGCATGGGCCGTGTCTGTTGGTGAGATATTGGGCGTTCACCCCCAGCGCAGGCAAGATCTCTTTCCAGCGCCCTTTGGCGATCTCTCTGACACTGGTCATTCTCCCGGCCTTTCTGGTATCGGCATCCAGTGGGTGGGTTCACGTTTTTCATAGGTTGTTTGCTCAATCCACCACATCGTTCCACAAAAACTTCCGATAGAAATAATCCCATGATCACAAAGCACCAGAACATCAGTGTCATCTCTTGGCGCGGTCTCTACTGGCTGCCACAAGGGACGCTTGCAACTGCAACAGATGTAGCGGCTCTCTTCAATCCTGCGCTCCCAGCTAATGGAGCCGCAGTGGCATTTTGCTGGATCAGTCATTTTTCCCCTCCAAACCTTTAAATGCTATTTGGCATGGGCAATAGTCATTTCCACACCAATCATCTGGCCCTCTATGCGGGCAATTCCATATGATATCTGCCAACGCTTCTACCAGCTTCTCAATATTGTCAGCGGCATCAAAACAAATTTGTTTTGTTGTTGCAGGTCTTGCCATCCATTCAAATGTGTTCAACGAGCGAAGTTGGTTTGATAAATCGTCAGTCATGCTGCTTTCTCCTTTGCCTTCGCCTTGCGGATGTTCCGCGCTCTGATCCAATTTCCTACTTCAAAGCTAATCATAGCTGCTGGCCGGTCATCAAGTGAATGATCTGGCCCCACCTTAAATTTGTCCTTGTAAGCCCAATAGGCCCAGCCAGGCTTGTACCCACGCAGATGGGCATGAAGCAGAAGCTGGCCGTACCAATCCTGCTTTTGCGCCATCGTGAAATCCTCGCCTTTCACCTTCTTGTCCCGTGTCAGTTCCAAAAGCTCACCATCCCGGTTACCGATGTCAGACTTGGCGACAGCCTCAAACCCACACGATGGGCATTGTCGGAGCTTGGGGGGCTTCAGGAACGCACACTGAGGGCATTCCTTGGGGAGCGGCGCTGTCTTCTCCACTGCCTGACGGTTGGCCGTCCCATCGTGCAGGGCGTTCGTTCCTATGTCGGTTACGAAGCCCAGCCGCAGGGTTGTGTCGCTGTGATCGAGAACCATGCAGTCAGTCTTGCCGTCAGCCGTCCTGAGGCCTCTGCCGATCATCTGGACATACAAGATCTCAGACTTAGTAGGCCGCGCCAGAACGATGCACCTGACATCCGCATCGAACCCGGTCGTCAAAACTCCGACATTGCAGATCACCTGAACGTCGCCATCACTGAACCGGCGCACGATGTCGCCCCGATCCTCCAGATTGGTGTAAGCGTCCATGTACTCAGCCTTCACCCCAGCGTCGATGAACTGATTCTGGATGTGCTTGGCATGCACCCGGTTCACGGCGAAGCATATGGTAGATCTGTTCTCGCCCCGCTCTAGCCATGTCGTCACGATATCGGCGACTAGAGGAGCCTTGTCCATCGCATGGCCTAGACCCTTCAGATCGTAATCCCCGGCGACCGTCTTCACCCCCGCCAGATCAGGGTGAGCGGGAGCGTAGCACCGGAAGTCCGACAGATGGCCAAGCTCGATCAGTTCCTGCAAGGTCGAGCCGATGATGAGGTGATCCCAGCGACCTAGGGCGCCCATGCCCTTCGCCCAAGGCGTTGCAGTCAAGCCTATGAACGGGACATGCTGCCACTCAGGGCGGTTCATCCAATCATCGTACAGCTTGAACATGACATGGCAATTATGAACTAGAATTCCTTCAGCGAAGTAAGAAGGGTGTCCAGAGACGTGAAGGTTGAATACAAGTTCATCGCTTGCTCGTTCGTCAAACGTGACACTTTCCAACCTAAGGTCTCCAAAAATTCTGTCTTTTTCTGATCCAGTTCTTTCCTCAGGCCATTGTGTGATGCTCCATCTATCTCGATTCCCCACTTCATTTCCGCATTGGCTATGTCCAACTTGTAATTTGTCGGATAACCCGAATCCCGCGCCATTCTTGTCGGTATCGCCACCTCCGCTTGCCAACCTTCTCCCAAAGCATGAAGAAGCGCTAATTGCGGCAATGAGAGCAGGCGACCGTTCCCGCCGCGAGAAATAGGAGCGTGCTTGATCCTCAATAAGGTTTCGCGCATTTTGAGGCGCGCCGCATTCTTGCTCATTGGGTTGGCATGCTTCTTGGAGCAAGATATCGAGCAAAATTCCCGCTTGTTCCAAATGTGCTCTGCTTCTGGTTGACCGTTTGGGAATATTTTTGGTGCCATTTCTTTCCCACAATGAACGCAATCCTTCTTCGCTAAAAACATCCTGTCCCACGCCCAAGTTCTGCGCTTGGACCCATCCGGCTCCTGTGAAGAAGGGGTGTTCAGGGGTAACTCTGGCTGATCGACCATTGGAAAACCTCAACGTTATAGTTTTCGACATTTTGCTGGATACGCTGACTACGTGCCCTTCGCCTGTCGCACAAAGTATTCTATCACCGGGGACAAAAGTTTCAATGGGCTTTTCGCCATCTGGTGTTAAAATCATCGTTCCAGCGGAAAAGCATTCATCGATGATGACCAGATCTGCCTTAGGCGGTTGTCTCCGCGCCAAGGTTTGAACTGAACAGACCTGAACCGGCTGATCATAGTCGGTCATCTCGTGCTGGCCCTGCATCACCCCGATCTCGAAGATCCCGTTCTGGCGGAACCGCTCCACCGTCTGATCGATCAGAGACAGCGCAGGCACAGCGAAGATCACCCGCTTGCCCTTGTTGCGGGCCATGTTCACGATGGCGGCGGCTATCACTGTCTTGCCGGATCCAGTGGGGGACTGCACCACAGGCCTGCGCTTGCCGGTGCCTAGGGCTTGCCGCAGTTCATCGATAGCGCGTTGTTGGTAGCTTCTGAGTTCCATTGTTATGTTCCTGTTTCGCGTGGTTTCTAGTATATTATCTATGGTCTACATTCTCTGGCTAGGATTCCAGAGGTTATACTGACTGGTTAATGGTTACTGGTTCTGGGCGTCTATTAGAGGCGGGGGGGCCTCTATTGGAGGCGGGGGTACTGACCTCATGTTCAATTGTCAAGGTTAAGTCTAAATAGTACATGTTTGAGGTTTGGCCATAAGTTCTCGTCTGTGCGTCTCTGCGGACAAGCCCACGCTCTTCTAGCTTCTTCCGACACTTTTGAACTTGCGCTCTGGAGATGCCGCAATCCTTCATAAGCTTAGGAACTGAAGGCCAGCACTTGTCATGATCATCCGCTCTGTCTGCAAGCATAAGCAGGACAAGCTTTTCATAAGCTGGGAGAGCCTGCTTTGCTGCCCATGATAAGGCGCGATAAGACATAATTGCGACCTACATTTTATGCGGGTCGTATTGCAATTTGAGCGAAAAGCGGTAATTATCCGTTCAAGCCCAACGTGCGATGCGACCGCATGTTCG